CGTGCCCCTGTTGGGCGCGACCCTTAAGTTGAACTCTTCAACATCCAAGCACATGTTAACTACAGCTACTAGAACTGTTATAGAACCGTCTACCACAAGCACTACGGTGTATAGTGGAGCGGTTGTTGGCCATCCGGAATGGGTGCATAATCTCTACTACACGACGCTGCCAAAGCGTACGCTGTTCGAGGAAATCACCCCAAATTCGGAAGGCTCTCACTCTAGCTGGAAGACCTTCGAGCACTATAAAGTGTCGACTGGCCCTCCGGCGAAGATGAGCGGGTTATGGGACTACAGCACACTCTGGATAAATAAGCCAGTGGTGTACTGTCATACCGACCCCTATTTCGGGCAACTAGCAGTGAATTACGGAGAATCGGGTTGTGAGACTTTAGGTCTCCCCCCGTTTTATTCGAAGATAGCTGGTTCAGGGTCTTTCATTCCCTTGCCAGTGAAGCTTGAAGAGCTGAAGGCGATGTCCTTGCGGACTATGCTGCCAGCAATTAAAGCCGAGTTGTCCTTGTTGAACTCAGTATTTGAGCTCAAGGATTTCAAAACTCTTCCTCGAACGCTCCTCAAGATGAAGGACCTAATGGAACGGCTTGGCAGCCGCTTCAAAAAGGATGCCTCACTTATGAGGATGCTCCGTGGGGGGGCGGATGGATACCTGCAAGCGCAGTTCAACATCCTACCCCTCCTTTCTGACATCAGCGGCCTTAGGGCTGCTTTGTCACGGTCCGAGCGTCGTATTAACGATCTCGTGAACCGTTCGGGACGACCCCAACGTAGGCATTTCGCCTATAACTGGGTTGAGTACACCGATTCATACGAACGGAAGGGTGTGAATGCGACCATTAGGCCCCTGGTGGGTCCTGAAGTGTCGCACAATCGCACACAACTGTACGCGGATCGGTATGTTTACAATAGTTCGTCTATATTCCATGCGGAGGTTGAGTTTAATTTCAATTTTACTCAATACCAGCTCGAGCATGCTCGGGCATTAGCGCTACTAGATGCGGTGGGTGTAAACTTTAACCCAGCCATCATATGGAACGCTATTCCATGGTCGTTTGTGGTCGATTGGGTTGCCGGCGTAGGCCGGTGGCTTAGTCAATTCACAATTGCCCAAATGGAGCCGAAGATAAACGTGCGCCGGTACCTATGGAGTGTAAAACGGGAGCGGAGGATACTCGTGACTAGGAAACTTTCCTGGCCAGTTGGATTCTCTCCTGTCCCTAATATCACATCTGTGGAGGTACCTTTGCCAATGATAACTGAGACGGCATATCGCCGTCAGGTGGAGTCATTGACAAGCAGCTCAATAATATTGAGCGGGCTAAGTTCGAAAGAATTTAGTCTAGGAGCCGCATTGGTGGTTAGCCAACGCAGGCGCCGCAAATAAACCCGCCTCCTTAATGGGAGGCACAATGAGAAATCATGCATGCTAAGTAATAACCTCAGTACGAACGAAATCAAGAACGCGGCGGGGGTGGAACAAGAGTTCCAACACCTGTCGACTGAAGGCCGGACCCGGTTGTTTGCTCAAATTAATGAGTCACCGAGTCTCCAACACCGTCTTTTGATCTCCCATCAGGAGACCGGAGTTGGAATGAAGCTGGTGAGATCGTCCATGTTTCGATTCAATAAAACTATTGTGTCGACTGTGGACCTTGTCACACCTGTCACGATCTCTTGCTATACCGTCTTGCGCGCCCCTGTCGGGGCTTTGCTTGCTGGTACAGAGATCGCCAACGTGATCGCGGAAAACTTGTCGTTTGGGGCCTCTTTAGGCGCATCGACAACTATCCTCTACGATTGCACTGGTAACGGCGCAGCGAGCCTTTTGAACGGTAGCCTATAGTAGGCACGTCATTAGGTTGAAGTTCACGGCGGCTGGAAAATTCCGGCCGCCGTCTAGCTACGGTAGTTGTGGGTCTATGAGGTAGAGCGACGGAGGAAAGTCGAACCCGATGTACAGGCGGCCGTTGATCACTGTGATCAGGGCTTCCCGGACTAGGGACGACGCTTCGAAGTCTCCACCTAAGTTAGGCTCCAACAGCGGCCCTTCTAAGAGGATGAGAACTTTGAGCTTCCGAATTGGGAGCTCTTTTAGTACTATCTTCCTTAGGGTCGCAGATATTGTGTCCTTGTTGGGCATGGTATTCTTTATGTAGTTAGTTCGTTCAAAACGAATCGTGTGAGGTTTGCATGCTCTAGGAAAGGTACCAACTATGGACCTTGATAAGAGCCTAGATGACAGTTATAACATCATCGCTGCACTCCTACATGACGTCTCAAACGTACATGGGGATGTGTTCAACATTCGATCACGGCGTCTGACAACTGAAAAAGTCAGAAGCCGCTTAACCGCAGAGGGAATTGGTTACCTAACCAAATCTCTGCCCCGCCTCTGCAAGGCCTTTGATAAGGCACTTGCGGGAGGAACACCACTGGCAGCTTCCACATTGGGTTTCAAACCCCTTTGTGGGAGTGAACTTCCTAGGTTTCTAGGTGAGTTCTTCAGTAGAGTTCTGAAAAGTGACGGGACACCTCTAACGGAACCGTGTACTTGCAGCATCAAAGTGATCCGGCAAGTTTGTACTGTATTTTACAAGTATGAACTCCGATATACAGATGAGCAAGAACAAAAGGTACTTGCTTCGTTCGAAAGGACGGAGTCGGACCTCTCGACGGGTGCAGCTAGCTTCCAAGAACTGGAGGCTGCTGTTATACGTACTAATGCTACTCGCAGAAAGGCTGTCACTGTTGATAGCCCGACTGCAGAAGTAGCTCGCGAGGCGAAGTGTCTGCTCTCAGACTTATTCGCCTTTTTTGATCCCACAGACATATATCCTCGGCACGGACCTGGGGCGGTAGCCACGCGGCAATCGCCTTGGGGTAAGTACCTTTGGACTAATGTTTCGGAAAGGATCAGCCGTGTGTATCCTTTGGACGCTTTTTATTTTGCGTCTTTGGGGCATGTGGTTGATCGGTTAGAGTCGTTTAAGGCTTTAACCGAAGTGGATCTGCCGGCACGAGTAATTCTCGTGCCGAAGGACTCACGCGGGCCGCGCCTAATATCTTGTGAACCAGTGGACTTCCAATGGATACAACAAGGTTTGGGCAACGCCATATCCCGCCATGTGGAGCAACATCCTCTCACCCGAGAGAATGTTCGTTTCACGGATCAAGAGCCGAACAGAGGAGCTGCCCTCGCGGGCAGTTACAATGGACGGTACTCTACGCTGGACCTTAACGAGGCCTCAGACAGAGTCTCCCTTGATCTCGTTCACCTGCTGTTTCCAGAACACCTTTCGGGTTATCTGGATGCGTGCAGGAGTTTGTCTACGGAGCTGCCCGACGGACGGGTTTTAGTCCTGCGCAAGTTCGCGCCAATGGGAAGTTGTTTATGCTTCCCTATACTGGCGTTGACTGTGTGGGCGATACTTACCGCCGCAGCTCCTGATGCGTACACGCGAGAGCGTGTATATGTGTATGGTGACGACGTGATCGTTCCCACGGCTTACGCCGAAGACGCGATCAACAGACTAGAGTCATTTCACCTAAAGGTGAATCGAGACAAAAGCTGTACCAAGGGTTTCTTTCGAGAATCCTGTGGCATGGACGCCTACAAAGGTGTCGATGTCACGCCTGTCAAGTTAAAGACAGTCTGGTCGTATAAACCCAGTCCTAGCGTCTATACCAGTTGGATCGCTTACGCGAATTCCTTCTGGGATAGAGGGTACTATGTTACCTACGATTTAATCGTAGGGATGCTTCGGTCCGTTTACGGGCCGATTCCTGGTAAGGACATGCATCTCGCATGCCCGAGCCTTAACGTGGTACTGGAGTCTGAAAGACCTAATAAATCCCGAGTCAATAAGAGCTTGCAAAAGCTCCAATGGCTCGTATGGGACGTAAAGGCACCTTCTGTTCATAAAACTCTTGATGGGTGGTCCATGCTGCTTCGCTACTATGCGGAGAGCGTGGGTCGTCCACTTGAGCCAGAGGGTTTACCGGACGATGACAGGCATCCCGAGCGGGATTTCCTTAATCGTCTTCCGTTATCAGAAAGCCTAGCTCTAACTGTAGAGCGTCGGCCTTTCTCTGTTAGTCAGTACACGAGTCGAGGGACCAGCTTGCTGGTCCGTCGATGGCGATGATAATCGAAGCAACTTGAATTGTTGGCTTCGGGCCTGG